CTGATTATCAATATAAGAATGCATTTGTCGCTGATCATGAACTAAATACAGTCGCATGTTTAACTGAAGTAATGGCTGGAGTAAAATTCAAATGACAATAGCAAAAACTTATTACCTATATCCAGTGCATTATGGTGTAGAAACTCGCTTTAGAGTTGTTGAAATGAATAATAATATTGTAACTCGTGAATGGATATTTGATTATAGCCAAGATGCTAAAAAGAAACTTGACGATTTGCAAGATGCTGAAGATCATAAAGATTATAAAATGATACAAAAATCTATCACCGAACTTAATTACGATGGTAATGAGTCTCGTGGGAGGTATGGAGAAGATGAATCCGTTTGATTATTTAAATGCTATTAATTCTACAAAGAAAGATATCATGATTGATGATATATCTGAAAAGGATTATAATGCTTTTATGGTTAACCGTGGTTTATCATATTTTCCAGACACTGTTCTTTACGCTAATGAAATGAATAAGCAACATCACATCGATAGGCGCCTTCAATTTGATTTTCTTATAAATATAATAAGAAAGAAGAGAAGATTCTCAAAGTGGTTTAAAGCCACAGATGATGAGAATCTGAATGTTATAAAAGAATATTATGGGTATAGCAATGAAAAAGCTAAATCTGTCTTATCATTATTAAATATTAATCAGATTGAAGATTTGAAAACAAGGATTTATAAAGGTGGAAGAACTAAAACAAATAAGTAATTGGCAGCCAGAAATGATGCTAGAAATTACTCTCAACGAACCGGATGACTTTCTCAAAGTAAGAGAAACACTAACTAGAATTGGTGTTGCTTCTAGAAGAGATAACAAGTTATTCCAATCACGTCATATATTGCACAAACAAGGAAGATACTTTATTGTGCATTTTAAAGAATTATTCTTATTGGACGGAAAACCTAGTAATTTGCTAGAAAATGATGTTCAAAGACGTAACACAATTGCTGTGTTATTGGCTGACTGGGGATTGGTATCAATCATTGAGCCAGAACAGTCTAAAGATGTTGCTCCTCTTAGGCAAATAAAGGTTATACCTTTTAAAGATAAAAGCCAATGGGATCTATGTCCAAAGTATAATATTGGAAACAGTAGTAAAGACTAAGCTAGTATTTTATTAGCTACCTTATTCAGTCTACCTGATTTCATTAATTTGTGAAATTGTTTAAATTTTGTTTTTAAATATTTTTGCATATAACTATTTATATAAGTTTTGTTACAACTTTGTAACAAACGTAAAACTAACGTTTTAATATGTATAAATATAACTGAGATATGCGGCATTGGGCCGGTATCCACTAACCTTGCTATTTAATAGGAGGAACTAAAAATGGTAAGAAATACTATGAACGTACCGCGTTCTCTGTTTATCGGATTTGAACCGATACTAAACGAACTTGAAAGAATCCACTCAGCTGGAAGATCTCAAGATAACTATCCACCTCATAACGTTGTTAAGGTCGATGATGAAAATTTCATTATTGAGCTAGCTGTTGCGGGATTCTCAGAAGAGGATATTTCCGTTGAGGTAAAAGATGGCATTCTTTTAGTAAAAGGTGAAAATGGCGAAGATTCTAGAGAATACGCACATAAAGGTATATCAAGCCGCAAATTTGAGAAGAGCTTCCGCCTCTCAGAATTTGTAGTAATAGACGGTGCTAATCTTAAGAATGGTATACTCGTGGTGAATGCCAGAGTAGAAGTTCCAGAAGAAAGGCGTCCTAGGAAGATCGAAATAGGGTCTGCTGGGGCATCAACGAAGAAAAGATTTATTCAAGAATAGATCTTCAATTAGCGAAAACTCGGTAGATAGTTAAAAACTTTTTACTGGAGATTAATGATGAGTGTATTAAAAGCCTATATGGCATCACATCAAGAAATCGCTAAGACCTTATACCATATTATTGAACCTTTACTAATCGCTGTAATTTGCTTAGGCACTGCACCGGGTTTAGTTTGGGTTGCTAGCAATCAATTTGGTATATAGAGTCTGACGCAACTCGAGGGGATGAAATACTCCCCTCATTTTTTATCAATATATTGAAAATAATCCTTTACTTTCTCAGCTAACTGTGTTATAATATATATCTACATTATGGAAAAATTGCCCTATGAACTTTTACACTAACGTTACTCGATACGGAAACATGATCCTCTATAGAGGTTATGAAAACGGTAAGAAAGTTAGCCACAAAATCAAATACGCTCCTACGTTATTTGTCTCTTCGCCTAAAGGTGATTGGTCATCTTTAACAGGAGAAAAATGTGCACCCATTAGATTCGACACAATGCGCGATGCTAAAGAATGGGTTCAACAAAACAAAGAAGTTGCTGGTCGTAAGATCTTTGGCAACACCAGATATATTTCATCTTTCATTAATGAATACTTTCCAGGAGTAATTAAATTCGATCGTAACTTAATTAACGTTACTACAATCGATATCGAAGTTGCTTCTGATGATGGATTCCCAGAGCCAGAAGAAGCTTCTAAAGAAGTTACTGCTATTTGCCTTAAGAATAATATTGATAATACATATTATGTCTTTGGTGTTGGTGATTATGATGTAAGTAAATCTCTTATGAAAACTCATAGAGTTGTTTATATTAAATGCATTAATGAAGCTATGCTTCTACAGAAGTTCTTGGACCATTGGTCTACACCTTCTCATACTCCTGATGTGATTACTGGATGGAACAGTCGATTCTTTGATATTCCATACCTAGTAAATCGTATCAACAAATTACTTCCTACTGCTCACAAAAAACTTTCTCCGTGGGGAATGGTTGACGAAAGAATCATTAATTCTTTTAACCGAAAGCAGCAAACATACGAAATTGGTGGTATTGAACACCTAGACTATCTTGAATTATTTAAGAAGTTTGGCTATTCTTATGGCCCACAGGAATCGTATTCTCTTAATCATATCTCTCATGTTGTACTTGGTGAAAAGAAACTTTCCTATGAAGAACACGGCGATTTGTTTAGTCTTTACAAATTCGATTATCAAAAGTTCATTGATTATAATATCAAAGACGTTGAACTAGTTGATCGTATTGAAGATAAAACCGGTCTTATTACTCTTGCTATGACAATAGGATACAAGGGTGGTGTTAACTATGGTGACACGTTTGGCACAACTGCGATATGGGACACTATCATATATCGTGATTTATACGCTAATCAAATTGCAATTCCATTTTCAGAAGATAAGATGAAAACACCATATCCTGGTGGTTATGTAAAGGAACCTATTACTGGTTTACACAGAAACGTAGTATCTTTTGACTTAAACTCACTATATCCATCACTAATTATGCAGTACAATATGTCTCCAGAAACTATTATCGAAGGTAAGGTTTCTCCACATATTACTGTTGATAATGTGATTGATTACAATTTAAACGTAGATAGACCAGATAATGAGTGTATTGCTATTGGTGGTCAACATTTTAATACTGATAAAAAGGGTGTACTTCCCAAGATCATTGGTGACTTATATACTGAACGTGTTGAAATTAAACAGTCTATGCTTAAATCACAAAAGGAATTACAAAAGGTAAATAAAAATGACAAACAAGACGTATACAGAATTGAAAGAGACATATCAATTAGTGAGAATCGCCAAATGGCTATTAAAATTCTCCTTAATTCTCTTTATGGTGCTTTGGGCAACAAATACTTCCGGTTCTTTGACCAAAGAATTGCCGAAGGTATTACACTTACCGGACAGCTTACAATCCGATGGGCTGAAAAGGCAGTCAATGATTATATCAATCGATTGCTCAACCCTAAAAATGAAAATAGTTTCAAGGATTATGTTATTGCAATCGACACAGACAGTGTGTATGTTAGCTTAGATGACTTAGTTAAAAAGTTTAATCCAAGTAACGTTACTGATTTCCTTGACGCGGTTTGCCAAGATAAGATTGAACCAATCCTAGCTTCTAATTATGCTAGGTTATTTGATTTGCTTGGTGGAATTGAAAACAAAATGGTTATGGGTCGTGAAGTTATTGCTGATGTTGGAATATGGACAGCTAAGAAAAGGTATATCCTTAATGTCCAAGACAACGAAGGTGTTCGTTATGCCGAACCAAAACTAAAAATCATGGGTATTG